ACGTCTGGAAATTCCCTTCGGGCGCCGTGGTGATCTTCGGCTCCCTGCCGCACGTCAAGGACAAGTACAACTACCAGGGCAAGCCGTATGACTTCATCGGCTTTGACGAGCTGACGCAGTTTCCCTATGAGCTGTATGACTACCTGACGCACTCGCGAAACCGGCCTAACGGTCCGGGGACCCGCGTTTACTCCCGCGCCACGGCGAACCCAGGCGGCGTTGGGCATGGTTGGGTCAAGGAAATGTTTATCACTGCGGCTCCACCCATGCAGACGGTGTGGAAGCAAGTCAAGGTGCAGACGCCTGACGGGGTGCAGTCCAAGTGGAAGTCCTCGGTGTTTGTGCCGTCCACGGTGTTTGACAACCAGGCACTGCTGGACAATGACCCGGACTACATATATCGGCTGGCCAGTATGCCGGAAGCGGAGCGAAACGCCCTGCTGTACGGAGACTGGGACAGCTTCTCCGGCCAGGTGTTCACAGAGTGGCGGAATGACCGGGAGCATTACAGAGACCATATCAAGACCCATGTCATTGAACCATTTCGCATTCCGGAAAACTGGAATGTGTGGCGGGCGATGGACTGGGGCTATACGCGGCCCTTCTCCGTGGGCTGGTACGCCGTGGATCAGGACCGGCGGCTTTACCGCATCCGGGAGCTGTACGGCTGCACGGGAACGCCCAATGAGGGCGTGAAGTGGACGCCGGACCATGTGGCGGATGAGATCCTCCGCATTGAGCGGGAGGACCCCAATTTGCAGGGGCGGACGGTGCGGGGCGTGGCAGACCCGGCCATCTTCGGCAACAGCGGCACGGAGAGCGTGGCGGCGGTGATGGAACGCAAGGGCGTGTTTTGGGAGCCGGGACAGCATGACCGGCTGAACGGCAAGATGCAGATACACAACCGGCTGGCCTTTGATGGACAGGGCATCCCCATGCTGTATGTGTTTGACACCTGCAGGCATTTCATCCGGACGGTGCCGAATCTGGTATACAGCGAGACGGACGTTGAGGATGTGGACACCGACGGCGAGGACCATATTTATGACGAGTGCCGGTATATGTGCATGGAATACCCGGTGGCGCAGGCCATCCGCATCCCGGCTGCGGTGAAGCCGTACAGCCCTCTGGACGCGGACGAACCGGAGGACCGGGATTACGCATGGTTCCGGAAATACTGATGGAGGACGTATGGACAGACAGGACTTATTCAATAAGGCAATGGGCATGGGGCTTGGCAGTCTCATGCCCCAGCTGCAGCCGCAGCCCGCAGGGCAGATGGCCACCGGGGATGCAATCAAGGTGGATGACATCCGCAAGGCGGCGGAGACGGTGCGGAAGTACAAGGATGGCAAGAGCCTGCTGGAAAACCGTTTGAAAGAGGATGAGCTGTGGTATCGGGTGCGGCACTGGGAAGCGGTGCGGAAGAAGTTCAACCCGGATGTGCCGGAGCCGTCCTCCGCATGGCTGTTCAACGCTATCACCAACAAGCACGCCGACGCTATGGACAACTACCCGGAGCCGAACGTGCTTCCGAGAGAGGCGGGAGATCAGCAGGAGGCCAAGAAGCTATCCTCCATTCTCCCCTGCGTCATGGAGGCGGCGGAGTTTGAGGACGTGTATGCGGATGCCTGGTGGGGAAAGCTGAAACACGGCACCGGCGCGTATTTCATCGGGTGGGACCCGGAAAAGGAAAATGGGCTGGGCGACATTGATATTCACGATCTCGACCTGCTGGACGTTTACTGGGAGCCGGGGATCAAGGACATTCAGCAGAGCCGGAACCTGTTTATCGCAGGCGTGGCGGAGACAGCAGACCTGGAAGCCCAGTTCCCACAGTACAAGGGCAAGCTTGAGACAGCCACGCCGGATGACTACGCCTACTCTTACGATCCCAACGTGGACTGGACCGGGAAGAGTTTGGTGTGGGACTGGTATTACAAGAAGAAGGACCTGACCGGGAAGACACTGCTGCATTACTGCAAGTTCTCCGGGGACTGCATCCTGTATGCCAGCGAGAATGACGCCAACTATTCCGAGCGTGGCTATTATGACCACGGCCTGTACCCGGTGGTATTCGACACCATGTTCCCGGAGGCGGGAACGCCGTACGGCTTCGGCATGATCGCCATCTGCAAGAACCCACAGCTTTACATCGACAAACTGGGCCAGAACATTCTGGAGCGCAGTCTGCTGGGCACCAAGACCCGGTACATTGCATCTTCGCAGGCGGGAATCAATGAGGATGAGCTGAAAGACGCTTCCTGTGCCGTGGTGCATAGCGAGCTGCCGAGACTGGACAACGAGCATTTGCAGCCCATCGTGCCGCCCTCTCTAGAAGGCAACTACATCGACGTCTATCAGATGAAGATCGACGAGATGAAGGAGACCAGTGCCAACCGGGACATGAACAACGGCGGCACCTCTGGCGTGACGGCGGCAGCGGCCATTGCAGCCCTGCAGGAGTCCGGCAACAAGGTGAGCCGTGACATGATCCAGGGAAGCTATCGGGCATACCGGAAGGTATGTTCCCTGGTGATCGAGCTGATCCGGCAGTTTTATACGGAGACCCGCACCTTCCGCATTCTGGGCGAGAACGGGCAGATGGAGTTTGTGGACTTCAACAACGCCGGGATGCAGGATCAGCCGGTGGCGATGCCGGGAAATACGGCGCAGATGTTTCGGCGGCCTGTGTTCGACTTGAAGATCAGACCCCAGAAGCGCAGCCCCTTTACCATTGAAGCCCAGTATGAGCGGGCAAAGGAGCTGTATGGCCTGGGGTTCTTCAATCCGGAGAACGCCCAGCAGAGCATCATTGCCCTGTCCATGATGGACTTTGAAGGTAAGGAGCAGATTTTGCAGCAGGTGCAGCAGGGGCAGACCCTTTTGAACATGGTGCAGCAGCTCCAGCAGCAGCTTGCCATGTTCCAGGCGGCGGCGGGGATGAATGTGGAGCAGCCGGGGTATCAGGGACAGACAGTCCAGAGCGGCGGTGGAGCTACCATTGCACAGGCAAGGCAGGATGCCGTAAATACCAACAAGAAGAGCTACGGCGAACGGCTGGCTGAGAGGAGCAGGGCATGACCCGCGTTTACGCCAGCCGCCAGGGAGACCGGTTCCGGCTGGAATGCCAGGGGCATGCCGATTACGCGGAGAGCGGGAAGGACGTGGTATGTGCCGCCGTCTCCGCGATCTGCCAGACGCTTTACCTCTGGTGCAAAAACACCAGGGGTGTGACGGTAGAGGACGAGACCATGGGACCGGGCGTATTTATGCTGACGGCCAAAGGTCCATGCGGGGAGCCGTGGAAGGCTGCTGTGCTGGGGCTGTTAAGCTTAGAGGCTGGATACCCCGCTTATATACGGGTGGATGCCCGGGAATTTGATTTGTGTTCCAAGCCGCAGACGCGGCAAGAATGATAAAGGAGCAAGCGTATGAAACACTTTTTTGTCAAGGCGATGTGCCTGTTTCTGTTTGACGGCGGCGCTTCCGGGGCGTCCGGCGGAGCAGGAGAGGGCGGAGCCGAGACGGGCGGGACCAATGGCGGGCCTGACGCCGCCCAGCAGGCCAAAACGGGCGAGGTAGTCTACGGAAAGCAGACTGCGGCTCCTGACGCCGGGGAGCAAGACCAGCGCGCATCCTTCAAGGATTTGATCAACGGTGACTATAAGGCGGACTTCGACGCCGAGGTACAGCGGATCGTAGGCGAACGGCTGAAAAAGGTAAAGGATCAGGGCCGCATCGTGGCGGATCAGGGCAAAGCACTGAACGCACAGCAGCCCATTCTGGACGCCCTGTCTCTTCGCTACGGCACGGCACCCGGCGACATTGAAGCCCTGCGGTCGGCGGTGGATCGGGACAATTCTCTTTGGGAGCAGGCTGCGGAAGAAGCCGGTATGAGCGTGGAGCAGTACCGGCAGTATCAGCAGATGCAGCAGGAGAACGCACGGCTGAGAGCGGCGCAGGAGGACTATTACGCCCGCCAGCGCAGTGAACAGCAGCTGCGCTCGTGGATGGATCAGGCGGAGGCCATGAAGCAGGACCCCCTGCTGGCAGACTTCGCCTTGCCCACCGAGATCAACACCAACCCCGACTTCCTTGCCTTGCTGCAAAGAGGCGTCAGCGTGGAGCAGGCATACAAGGTCCTGCACATGGATGACTTTCTCAGCAAGGCCACGGCACAGGCGGAGAAGACCGTAACGGACAATATCCGCGCCAGAGGGGCCAGACCCCAGGAGAACGGAGCCGCGCCCAAGAGCGCCGTTGTTGTGAAGGATGATGTTTCCAAACTGACCCCTGCAGACCGGGCGGAGATCGCCAGACGGGCTGCGATGGGGGAAACCATCACTTTTAACTGACAACAACAAGGAGGCTACTCTATGAACACTCTGTTTATGTTCCCTATGTTCGTGCAGATCTTCGCGGACATGAAGACCAACACTACTACCCAGACGGGATCCGGCAAAGATCTGTCTGCGGAGATGAAGACCTATTACTCCGACTATCTGATCGACCTTGCAGAGCCGGAGCTTGTGCATGACCAGTTTGCCCAGAAGCACCCCATCCCCAAGAACGGCGGCAAGACCATTGAGTTCCGCCAGTATGATCCCCTGCCTGAGATGACCACCGCCCTTACCGAAGGTGTGACCCCTGACGGCCAGAGCCTGAACGTGAAGAAGCTGGAGGCCACCGTGAAGCAGTACGGCGGCTACGTTACCCTGTCCGATATGCTGATTCTGGCAGCCATCGACAACAACGTTGTGCAGGCCACCAAGCTGATCGCCTCTCAGGCCGGACGCACTCTGGACACCATCACCCGCGACATTCTGAACGCCGGTACCATTGCCCAGTACGCCGACGGCTCCGTGACTGCCCGCGCCAATCTGGTGGGCGGCAGCGCCACCGAGAGCGAGAACAACTATCTGACCGTGGATGCCATCAAGAAGGCTGTGCGCACTCTGGAGGCGCAGGACGCTCCCAAGATCAACGGCTACTATGTGGGCATCATCCATCCCAACGCCAAGTATGACCTGATGAAGGACCCTGAGTGGAAGAGTCCCCACGAGTATGTGGACACCGCCAACATCTACAAGAACGAGATCGGCGAGCTGTACGGTGTCCGCTTTGTGCAGTCCAGCCGCGCCAAGGTGTGGAAGGACGCTGCCAAGAATAAGGCCACCGGCACGGAGGTTGCCAACAAGCGGGATGTGTACTCCACCCTGATTCTGGCGGATGACGCTTACGGTGTGACGGACATTTCCGGCGGCGGGCTGCAGCACATTGTCAAGCAGCTGGGCAGCGCCGGTTCCGGTGATCCTCTGGATCAGCGGGCTACCGTTGGCTGGAAGGCCACCAAGACGGCGGAAATTCTGGTGCAGCAGTACATGGTACGTATTGAGACCACTGCCAGCGCCTGATAGGAGGACAGTATGAGCGAAGTTAAGAAGGTAACGGACCCTAATGAGGAGCTGGTAGAATATACCGCACCTCTCATGGGGCGCACGGATTCCCGCGATATTATCGTGGGCGTCAACGGTGAGATCATCCGCATTATGCGGGGCGAGACTGTGCAGATCAAGCGGAAGTTCCTGTTGGTGCTGCAGAACGCAGAGAAACAGGAAATGGAAGCCTACAAGGCACAGATGGCGGCGCAGAAGAACAGCGCCAAGGCTTTGGCCGATATGTAACCCGATGTGGGCAGACGGTTTCCTGCCGTTTGCCCGCATTTTCTATGGAGGGCGTATGAATCGCATTATTTCACTGTCCGTTGAGGACATGTATATCAAATATACCGGGGAAGCGTTCGGAGCCACCGGCTCTCACAACGCCGTGACCCTGCGGATGACATTCGGCCCTGCATGGGAGGGCACCGCCAAGACGGCGTATTTCACCGATGCGCTGGGGAACACTTCCGTTGCGCTGGTGCTGGGGCTGGACACGCTGGTGGATGGAGCCTATGAAGTGGACGTGCCGTCCGAGGCGCTGAAAACCGCAGGCGTGGCGACCATTACTATCAAGGGCGTACTGGTATCCGGAGAGACCACCACAAAGGCCATCACTACGGCGGCGGGGCATTTCCGGGTATTGGATTCCGAGCTGCCGGACAGTGCCGGGAACGCCGGGACCATCACACCCAGCGACAAGGACCAGCTGCAGGCGGAGATCGCTGGCATGGAGACACTGTTTACCACCGCAAAAGCGGCGGCAGAAACGGCAGCGGCCAACGCAAAAGTGAGCGAGACCAACGCAAAGGCCAGTGAAACGGCAGCGGCCAGTTCTGCGTCCTCTGCGGAAGCCTCTAAAACGGCGTCGGCGAAGAGTGCTGCGACGGCGACCACACAGGCCAGCGCGGCGGATGCGAGTGCTGCAAAATCAGCAGCGTCCCAGAAGGCGGCGCAGGCAGCAGAGACCAATGCAAAGGCCAGCGAAACGGCGGCAGCAAAATCGCAGACCGGCGCGGAGACTGCGGCTGCAAGTGCGCAGGACAGTGCGGCTGCAGCGGCAAAGAGCGCACAGACGGCACAGGGCGCTGCCAGCACAGCCACAAATGCGGCGAGTTCTGCCGATCAGGCGGCCACGGCGGCATCCGGCTCCGCGTCTCAGGCGCAGGACAGTGCGGCAGCGGCGGCAAAGAGTGCAGCCGGTGTAGACGGTATCAGCAAAACCGCCAAAAGCTGGGCGGTAGGCGGCACAGGCACCCGCCCCGGCGAGGACACGGACAACGCCAAATACTGGGCAGAGCAGGCACAGGCAGTTGTCGGCGGTGACTTTGCAACCAAGGTGGAGGCGCAGGGCTATGTAACGGCACATAACCAGAGCGCTGATGCCCACGCTGATATTCGGGAAGCGATGAACGGGAAAGAACCGTCCGGAACCGCAGCTGCGGCAGTGGCGGCGCACAACACCGACGCAACCGCCCATGCGGACATCCGGGAAGCACTGAGCAAGGCGGGCAAGCCTTTTATCATTGAAGGAACGCTGGGTGATGCAACTTCTGACAATTCCTACCAAATTACAGATGTTAGTAAGTCCAGAGCGGAAGTAAAAGCTGCTGTACAAACCGGCGAATCAGTAACGCTCCACCTTCTTGGTGTTGATGGAGACTATGTCGATCTGGCTTTAACGCAGTTTAGTTTCACGGATAATATGGATTTTTATAATTTCAGCGCAATAGTAGACGCCGTTTTTGCTGCCGCACTTCGCTATACTGGCACTCGATATAACGCATCGCTCATTATAGCGAGTATTCCAGCTCTCTCCAACGACGCACCATCTGCCCCCGGCACGGCCAGCGCAGGTACATCCTACGATGCAGCCCGCGCCGACCATGTTCATCCAAAAGAAGTCAGCGACGATGATCGGGCAACATGGAACGGGAAAGCCGATCTTGTAGGCGGCAAAGTTCCTGCAAGCCAGCTGCCTGAGATCAGCTCCGTCAAAACCTACATGGCCACCATCGGGACCACGTGGGTGGAGGATGAAAACACCGGCGTCAAGACGCAGAGCGTTGCCATTGCTGGTGTCAAGGCCGCCAACACGGCCAAGGTTGACCACGTTTACACCGGCAGCGGGACCAGTGAGGATTATGCGGCGTTTGTCGAGGCCGAAAACCAGTACCTCAACTGCATCACCAACGGCTACGCCGAAACCTACAACGGCGGCATCAAGTTTACGATCTTCGGGGATGCCAACACAGTCAGCATCCCTATCATTGCGGAGGTGAGCTGATGGGCCGGGTAACAGTGGTTGGCGGGTGCAGAGCGAAAGCACCGTCAACCGGCATTTTGGCAAGCACTTTGCCGGTGGGGTCTATGGTCAAACTCATGGAAAACGGCACGGCGGTGGAGTATCTGGTGGTTAATCAAGGTATTCCCAGTAATTCCGACCTGTATGATGCAAGCTGTAATGGGACTTGGTTGTTAAGAAAGGAATGCCATAGCGAGAGGCAATGGGATTCTTCTCAAACCAATGTTTATGCTTCTAGTACTATTAACACATGGTTAAATAATAATTTCTTTAACAATTTTGGTAGTGTAGAACAAAGTGTTGTTAAACAAGTAAAAATTCCATTTTGTGTTGGTGGCGGGGATTCAACTATTAATAGTGGCGCAAGTGGGTTGAGCACCAAGATATTTTTAGTGAGTAATCGTGAAGTGGGTTTTACTAAAAATGCGGCCGACTATTATCCAACAGATGGCGCAAAATTAGATTATTTTGAATCTGGAACTAGTGATTCTGCTAACCAAAAACGTGTTGCGTGGTTTAATGGAAACACTGTTTACCAATGGCTTCGTTCCCCATATCTTGCTGATGGTCAACAGGTATGGCGTATTACTACTGAGGGCGGCGCTTTGGCTCATTATGCGACTTATACATTCGGCATCCGCCCCGCCCTAATTCTCCCATTTACAGCTAAGTTCGATGCAACCACCATGCTTCTAAAGGGGTGAGATGATGGGGAACTGTATGTTTTTACGCAAGGGTGAGGTGCATACGCCGCCGTCCACGGACAAGGAGGTCATCGTTGCCATTACGGCGGCCAACATTTCCGACTATTTCACCGTGACCAACGGCACCTATTATTTCGCAGGCTCCGGGTCGGTCTTTACCAGCAACAACAGCGGCAAATCGAGTTCCACCGCTTCCACGGTGCTGACGGCAAAGCAGGACATTTCCGTGCTGGCGTTCAACTACTCCTATTCCAGCGAAGCCAAGTACGACACGTTTACGCTGAAAGTGGGCGGGACCACGGTGGAAGATGGCATATCTGGCGCTACCACGAACAAGACGTACAACGGCAGTCTTGCCAAGGGGCAGACAGTGGAGTTCACCTACTCAAAGGACAGTTCGCAGAATGCCAATGATGACAAATGTGCATTCAGCGATATGCACATCACGATTCTTGTGCCAAAGGGGGCGGCATAATGGGCAGAGTGATTATGAGCGGCATTGTGCCGACACTGAAAGCGCCGGGGCATGTTGACCCGGTGCTGAACAACAACAGCTGGGAAACCATCAGCAAAATCAGTCAGGCAGGCTTGGCGGCGCAGTACTGGAACGTGGGCGACACAAAGGACATTGTGATTAACGGCACGGTGGGAGCCACGACCTTTACCAACGTGACGGTGCAGGCGTTCATCATCGGCATCGACCACAACGCTGCCAGAGAGGGCGAACACCTGATTCATTTCCAGATCGGCAAGATTGGCGGGAAACGGGTGGGCCTGGTAGATGCGTATTATGGTGAAGTTGCCAGTAGCAAGAACGGAGCCTTCATAATGAAGAAAACGAACTCGAATGATGGAGGATGGGATGGCAGCTACTTAATAAAGACCGTGCTGGGCAGCAACAGCACCAGCGCCACCAGCCCTACAGCCAATACTCTGCTGGCGGCGCTACCTGAGGACCTTCGGTCGGTAATGAAAGCGGCTACCAAATACAGCGATAATCACGGCGGTGGAAGCGACACCGCAAGCTATGTCACCGCTACCAAGGAGTTCCTGCCCCTACTGTCAGAGTTTGAATACTTCGGAGCCAGACACCACGCCAACAGCGCAGAGCAGAATTACCAGGCCCAGTATGACTATTACAAGGGCCACAGCACGATCCATTATCAGCACAGCGCCATCGACACGGCGGCGGACGTGTGGTGCCGTTCTTCCAAGATTGGTAATAACAACTGCTTCACTATTGTCGCCAACAACGGAGCTAGCTCCTATGCCTCTGCCCGTGCTTCTTTTGCGCTGGCCCCCTGCTTTTTTGTCTAAGGAGGATTCTATGTACCAAATTACAATCCCGCAAGGGGAAACTTATCTGACCGAAAAGGCCAACTACATCCGCAAGCACCCATCCGGGGTCTATCTGCTGACGGACGCAGGGAGAGCGGAGGACGTGGCGTTCGGCTTCTGCGTTTAAAAAGCCGGAGGGTCAGTCCTCCGGCAGATCCCACAGGGCTTCCGACGCGGCTTGCTGGGCGAGAATCTTGCGCTTGAGTTCGTCCAGCTCATCGAGCAGCTCTACGGTCATGTAGTAGAGTTCCTCGTAGGCTTGGCGCTGTGCTTCGGTCATGTTGACCACCTCCTTTGAGTGGATGATACCACAGAGGCCGTGTCGAAACGCGTCGGAATGCGGCGCAACAACAAATTAAACCCGGTTGGAAAGTCAACCGAAAAAATGAAAGGGGTATACATTATGGAAAAGAAGTTTGCTGAGATCATCAACGAGGGCAAGAAGCAGGGCGCACCCGTGGAGGCTATCAACGCTGAACTGAAGGCTGCCGGGGCCAACTTCCACCTGAATCCCGACGGCTCCGTGGCCGGTTGGACGGAACAGGAGATGAACGAGGGCTTCACCCCCGCAACGGATGAAGCCAAGGACGTTGTGCACCTCCACGACTACATGAGATACAGCAATGCTAATGCGGGTAAGACCATCCGTGTCAGGGTCCCGGAGGGCACCTATGATGTTACGTGGGACGAGGGCGGTCATCCTGAGAAGGCCGTGCGGGTGTGACCACCGAAAGGAGGGACACTATGAACGCAGTACATATTAAAAATCTGATTCTGGCGGCGCTGGCAACCACCGGCTCCGTGATTGCACAGGCACTGGGGGGATGGGACATGGCGCTGAAAGTGCTGATCTGCTTTATGGTGCTGGACTACGCCACGGGCTGGCTGGTGGCAGCGATCTGGCACAAGTCCGGGAAGAGCAGCACCGGGGCGCTGAGTTCCGACGCCGGGTTCAAGGGGCTGGCTAAGAAGTGCGTCATGCTGGCGCTGGTATGGATGGGGGCATTATTGGATCAGGCCACATCCAGCGATTTTGTACGGGACGCTGTGTGTATGTTTTTCATCGCCAACGAGGGGTTGTCGATTTTGGAGAATACGGCAGTAATGGGGGTCCCCTACCCCGCATTTGTTAAAAACATGCTGGATGCCATCCGTCAGGCCAGCGATCAGGGGAAACAGAATTCGGAGGCTCACACATGAGCACGAGAGCGGGCACCGTCCCGCTCTCCGATCTCCAATTCATCAAGATCTATTTCAATCGGAAGCGTCTCCGCTCCACTCCGGTCAACCTGCGGAAAATGCTGGCGGAGACGGGCGGGGACGCTATCTGCAACGGCTCCATTTTTCTGCGTGGCCTGACCCCCGCCTGTCATTTGAAAGCAGACGGCAAGGTTTACAAAGCCCCAAACTACCGGGCGTGGGCCATCAGCTGGAACACCCCGGCGGACTTCGGCGTGAAAACCGTGCCCAACGGGGACGCGAACTATATGGAGTGCGTCCACCTCATCATCGGCGGGAAGAAGATCAACCCCATCCACTGCGGAGCGGATATGCGCTACCGTGCGCCCCGGACGGCCATCGGCACCAAGGATGGCCGGTTCGCCTACTACGTGAGTAAGGCCCGGCGGACACCGGAACAGCTCCGGGACCTGTTGGCCGCGTCCGGCTGGTACAATGCCATTATGATGGACGGCGGCGGGTCTACCTGCTTCATGGACAAGGACGGCAGGGGCTTTACCGGGGACGGGCGGGTGATCCCGTTCTTCCTCGTGTGGAAGTACAAGAGCGCAGACAATGAGCCGGAAGGAGAGAAACCTATGGTAGAGATCAACGCCTATTCCAAGGCGGCGGACGGCGGCAAGAAGCTGTCCACCCATTTTAAAGTGAAAGAATTTGCCTGCAAGGATGGCTCTGACGCCGTGCTGGTAGCCCCCCGGCTGGTGATGGTTTTGCAGAGCATCCGCAGTCACTTCGGCACGGCTGTGACCATCAACAGCGGGTATCGGACGCCGCAGTACAATACCAAGGTCGGCGGCGTGGCCCACAGCCAGCACTGCTATGGCACGGCGGCGGACATCACCGTGCGAGGGCAGAAGCCGGCAGCGGTAGCGGCCTACGTAAGAGAACTCATGCCAGACTGGGGCGGTGTGGGCGTATACGCCGGACAGGGTTTTACCCACATTGATGTGAGAGAGGCCCGGGCAGACTGGAACGGATAAGGAGACACTATGAACAAAACCATTTCAGAGGTCATCGCCCAGACGCAGGCGGTACGGCCTGACCTCTACACGGATGAACAAATCACCGGCTGGCTTTCTGAATTGGACGGGCAGATGAGCGTGGAACTGCTGAAAACGGACCCGGTATCCTATTCGTGGCCGGAGGACGCCGGAACGGAGCTGCTGGTGCCCCATCCGTATGACCGCCTGTATCACCTGTATGTGATCGCTATGATCGATCTGTACAATCGGGAAACAGAACTGTACACCAATGACATGGCCGTGTTCAACAGCGCTATGCAGGAATACCGGAGCTATTACCGGCGGACGAACCGACCGGCAGCGGACGGGAATTGGTTCAAGACCATGTAAGGAGGGGCTATGTATCTTCCAAGTCTGAAATACGCAGAGCAGAAAACGAAACAGCAGATCGTAGAGTTTTTGGGGATCAATTTCTCCGACAACTTTACGGACGGGAATTTTTCTGCCTGCCGGAACCTCTCTACCCGCAGGTATCCCTATCTGTCTACACGGCTGCGGCGGCTGCCGGTGGGGGACTATGTGGCCCCCACCGCCGTGACCGCATGGAATAAGCTGGTGGTGGTGGACGGCACGAGCCTGATCTATGACGGAAAGTCGGTTGGGACAGTGACGGCAGGGGAAAAGCAGTTTGCCGTGGTCAACACAAAGCTAGTGATCTGGCCGGACAAGAAATATCTGGACCTGAATACGTCCACGCTGCACGAGCTGGGAGCCAGTGCAGAAAAGGCCAACGCCGTTGTGACCACCGACAGCATCACCATGACGGGGGCAGGGCTTTCCTCCAAATTCTCTGCCGGGGACGGGATCACGATCTCCGGCTGCACAACAAAAAAGGAGAACAACAAGGATATCGTCATCAAAGCCGTGGATGGAGATAAACTGACATTCTCCGCAAACGCGCTGGTGGCTTGCACGGAAGCGGGCACCATGAAAATCGAGCGGAAGATCCCGGATCTGGATTTCATATGCGAAAGTGAGAACCGGCTTTGGGGCGTGAGCAACGCCAACAAGACCATTTACGCGTCCTCTTTGGGCGATCCGAAAAACTTTTTCGTGTATCAGGGGATCTCCACGGATTCCTACGCACTGGCGGTTGGCTCTGCCGGGAATTTTACCGGGTGCTGCAAGCTAAGTTCCTCCGTGCTTTTCTGGAAGGAAAATCTGCTGCACAAGATTCTGGGCAGCTACCCTGCGGAATACGCCCTCTACACCTCGGACATTACCGGGGTACAGGAGGGAAGCTTCAAGAGTATGCAGGTCATCAATGACGTTCTCTTTTACAAGGGGCCGGACGGCGTGTATGCCTATTCCGGCGGTACGCCGTCTCTGGTGTCGCAGGCGTTCGGAGCCAAGCGGTTTACGGATGCCGTCAGCGGGACGGACGGTAAGAATTACTATATGTCCGCCAAAAGCGGCGGCGTGTGGCACCTTCTGGTGTATGACACCCAGCAGGGAGTATGGCTGGAAGAGGATGACACGGAGGCGCTGGATTTCTGCCGGTACAACAGCTTCCTTTATATGCTGTCCTCCGACGGGTCTCTGTGGTCGCTGGATGCGGACACGGGCAGCGAGGTCATTGACTGGAGCGCCACGTTTACGCCCTTCTACGAGACCATGGAGGGGAAGAAGGTGTATTCCTCCCTGTATCTCCGGTTTGAGCTGGGAGAGAAAGCGTGGATGCAGGCGGAGGTACGGTGCGACAACGGGAAATGGGAGAAGATTGGGAGCCTTCACGGCAAAGGCCCGCAGCTGCTTCCGGTACGGCCAAGACGGTGCGACAAATACGAGGTACGGCTGTCCGGGCAGGGCGCGTGCGCGATCCTTGGCATGATCCGGCGGTTCCGGGTGGGTTCGGAGGTGTAGCATGGCGATTTTTGACAAGGAATTGAACCATCTGGACCCGCAGGACGTTGCCGGGAGCCTGCGGACGCTGGAAAACTACATCTCCTATATGCGGGAGCGGCTGGAGTTTAACAATTCCAATCTTACCCGCACTCTGTCTTCGGCGGGAACCAGTACGGCGGAAATGGTGCTGATCGTGGCGGCGCTGCAGAACAACGTACAGGCCATGCAGTCCAGCGTCACGGCGATGCAGGGGCAGATCACCACCTTGGAGGCAACGGTTTCCGGGCTGAATAACAGCATACAGACATTGAGCCAGAACGTGACGGCGCTGCAAGCCTCTGTGGGCACTCTGCAATCGGACGTCGCTACGCTTAAAACCACCGTGCAGAACATCGACAAGCGCGTCACAGCGCTGGAAGCAAAAGGAGGGACCACCTGATGGCAGGATATTATGACAAAAACAAAGACTACTCCAAGGAATTGCAGCGGACGGACCTTTCTTCTTCGGAACGGGCACAGTTGACACAGGAGCGGCAGAACAAGATCAATGACCGCTACGGCGGCAAGGAACCGAATATGACCGGCTCCAACAAGACATACAGCCAGACCTACGGCGGTTCTTCCGGCGGCAGTTCCAAGGGCAGCTACAACGGAATTGAGTATGACCGCAGCAACAACGGCGGCGGCATTTACGGCGTACCGACCAGCAATTCTCAGCAAAAGAATTACAAGCAGGGCGGCGTGACCTATCAGGTAGGCGCGGACATGAGCAGACGCCCTGATCTGGCTGGCGGGTATGCGGTGTCCAACGGATATACCGTGTTCTACGACAATAACGGTTATGCCTATAAGGCATCCAAAGGAACAGTGGATTATACGCCACATCAGGATATCAACGCTGGGAACGGCAGCTATAACAAAAGCGGGGCATGGACGGACAACGAGATGCTTTCCGCCGCAGATAAGCAGAAGATCGCAGACATTCGGGCGCAGATGCAGGCGGGGAAAATCACCGGGGACCAGGCCAACCAGGCGGCAAACGCTATCCGGGCTGGTTACGGCTACAGCATCGACAAAAACGGCTATGTGACCGACAACGGAGCGTTATCCCGCGTGAATGACAGGCGGGCGCAGTTAGGGCTTTCCACCAACCCGGAGGACGCTTCGACAGGGTATTACCGCTATCTGATGGGTACGGACACATCCCCGCTGGCGCAGGCAGCGGGACTGGTGAAGTCTTACGACGAGTTTAACGGCACATACACCCCCACAGACGTTTTGCAGGGGCTGGTCAACAACGGGTTCAACACCAGCGACGCCGGGAGGCCGAGCTTTGACTATACCTACGATCCCGAAATGCGGGCGCTGATTGACCAGATTCTCAACAGCAATCTGGCGGACTGGAAACAGGGAGATCAGTATGCTGCCCTGAAAGACCAGTACGCCGCCAACGGCGAGATGGGCATGAACGATCTGCTGGGGCAGGTGTCCTCCCGCACCGGCGGTCTGGCTTCCTCCTACGCGGCCAGTGTTGCCAATCAGGAATACAACGACTGGATGAGCAAGCTGGAGCAGGCGGCGCAAGAAATGTACCAGCAGGACCGCAGCGACAAGCTGAACAATCTGGGTGTTCTGAACGACGCTTACAACCGGGAGTACGGCGAGTACGGAGACAAGCTGAACCAGTGGAACACGGACCGGAATTTTGCCTATCAGCAGGCGCAGGACGCGCTTACCAACCAGTGGAAACAGAAGGAATGGGACTACAACATGTCTCAGGACGAATATAACCGGCTGGCTCAGCAGGCGGACAACCTTGCGGCCTACGGTGATTTCTCCGGCTACAAGGCGCTGGGCTACACTGACAGCCAGATTAACAAGATGCGGCAGGCGTATCAGATCACCCAGGCGGCAAAGGCGAAGAGCGGAAGCAGCGGGAGCAGTAGGAGCAGTAGGAGCAGTGGAAGCAAGAAAAGCGGGGATAGCGGCATGAAACTGAGCGTTGCAAAGGATAATGCCAAACAGGGCATTTTCACGCAGGAAGTGCTGGATGCGTTCCATAAAAACGGGTATAGCGACGACTATCTGGAAAGCGCCTATGGCTACAACAACCCCGCGTCTGTATCGAATTTCAACCGGGCGTACAACAGCCTGATGATTTCCCTGTCGGAGGAAAGCTCCGCCAATGCGGAAAAGAATCTGAACAAGTTTGTTGACGAGTACTGGGATTATCTCTCCGATTCCCAGAAGAAGCAGGTCACACAGCTTGCGTCCAATTACGGATTCCAGATGTAAGGAGGCTGACACATGGCGACAAAGCCTGTATTTCGGAAAGTCACAACTGCGGCGGAAAGCCAGAAAAAGAACAAGGAGGAGCGGGCAAATACTGCCCGTTCCTCTGATAAGCCGGTATTCAGAAAAGTAACGACTGCGTGGGGCGGGGATTTGTCTGATGTTAAGGCTCCAACCCAGACGCAAAAACCTACTGTGCGAGGCCCGGCGCGCAGCAACAGCACTACGCCCAGCCGCAAGCAGTGGAAGGCCACCAATGGCGGGAGAAAAAGCACTACGGATGCGGGGAAGAACAAACCATCTGCACAAAAAAAGTCCTTCTTTGAGATTGCCACGCAGAATAAGACTCCGGGCCGCGTTGCGGAAAATGCACAGCCCCGGCAGACTTCTTATGCTGGGCAGCTTGGACAGGTAAGTCGGAACGCGGCAGCTCCTAATAGCCGGTACGATGCCGGGAATTTGCGGACAGCCCAGAAACAGGAAGTTGCTGCGCCCAGCATCGGCAATGCCAGAAAACTCGACGAGCCGACCTTTATGGAGCGGATTGGCAAGACCGTCACGGGCGGGGCTAAGTCTTCGGCGGCGGCCTATACCAATGTGCGAGGATACATTCAGGAAGGCACGCACATGGCGCGGGATGTGGATGTGTCCGGGTGGAACCGGGACCTGAACCGCTATCAATACGAACTGAGAAACGCAGACAACGATGCAGACAGGGCGTACTGGCAATCAGAAATCGACCGGGTGCGCCGGAATATTCAGAACGCTGGGAAAGCAACCGCCGAATCCAACGCATCCGCACAGAAAAATTACCGGCTGGCAGATGAAATTGCAGCCAATGCAGAAAAAGACCTGACCCGTGCAAAACAGGGTGCGGGGGCTGTGGGGCGGCTGCTGGTAGACGCGGGGGCGTCTATGACCCAGAGCGCCCTTGACGCAATCCCCAATCTTATTACTGGCGGCGCAACGGGCATGGTCCCGTTTGCGGCGCGGGCGTTCGGCGGAGCGGCCCAGCAGGCACGGCAGGACGGCGCTACGTGGGGACAGCAGGGCCTTTACGGCGCAGCATCTGCCGCGAAAGAGGTTTTCACCGAAAAGATGTTCAATATTGCGCTTCCTTTTGCCAAAGCATACGGCGGCGGTGCGTTGGACGATGTAGTGGAGCGCGGCATTCGCAGTGCGGTAGACAAGTTTGCCAAAACGGAAGTCGGTAAAAAGGCGCTTGGATCGGCGCTGACTTTTGGAGCCGGAGCGGTTGGCGAGGGCTTGGAGGAGTTCATCGGTGATTGGATGGAATGGCAGCTGCCCCGCATTTATGGCGGTGACGTAGCGACGGCGCAGGAAACGCTTTCCGATTCTCTGTATGACTTCCTGGTTGGAGCCACGTCCGGCGCGATGGGCGGGCTTGTCAGCCCCAATACATACCGGTACGATCTGGGCAACACACAGACCGCACAGCGTGGCGTACAGGAGCGCACAGACGTTCAGGAGGGTACACGTACCACCACCGTACAAACGAACGCACAGACCCAGCAGGAGAACGCGCAGATGGCCATTCAGGAAGCCGTTCAGCGACAGACTGCGAGTAATCCCGTTTCTGCGGAGGAACAGGTCTTGCGGCAGCGAGAAGCCGCCGTGCAGAAAACCTTTACCGGCATTGCAGACAAGCTGGGGGACAGCGGCAGGAAGGCGTTTCAGACGGCGTATCAGGGGACGGACCGTGGTGACTACGCCGGGGAATTTCTGCGGGCGTATCACGCAGGCATGACCAACCAGAAGAACCCCAACAGCACCAGCGCGGTATCCTTTGCGGCGTATGCGGCAGGGCAGAATGACGCGGCAGCGTCTCTTGCAAGAGAGAAGCGGGCGGCGCAGTTTGCCAAGACCGCCGGAACGGACAGCGGCCTTGTGTTCGACGATTATGTTTCCCGTGAAATGGACAGTGCTGTTGCCGACGAGGTAAACACCGTGGCAAAGGCATTGGGCGTTCGGGTGCAGATGAAAGATCAGGTACTGGGCGGGCAGGCCAACGGCCAGATCACCGGCAGCGACGTTCTGATTGCAAAGGACGCGGTGGACCCTGCTTTGCAGGTGGTCGGCCATGAGTGGACCCACCGTGTACAGGAGTTGGCCCCGGAGCAGTACCGGGCGTTCCGGGACGCTGTTACCAGTATGCCGGACGTGCAGGAAGCGACGAACATCCTGCTTGACCAGTACAACCGGGCGGGTGTTGAAACCAGCTACGAACAGGCATTGGACGAGGCTACCGCCAACTATGCCGGTGAGATGATCGCGAACAGCGACGTGCTGGACGATTTCATCCAGAAGCACAGCGCCGACCGGACGCTGCTGCAAAAGCTGCGGGACACCATCCATGAAATCGTGGGCAAGCTGACCGGCAGAGCCAAGCGGCAGGCCCAGACGGTGGAGGGCAAACTGCAGGCGGCATTTGAAGCGGCCAGCAAGCAGGCGGAAAGCTTGCAGAACCAGCAGACTGATGGTAGAATGCAGGAAACGAGATATGCCGTAAAGGAGGGCATGGACGATGGACGAGAAAACGAAATTGGCAGCAGAACTGACACAGGCAGCCGAAAAGAATATGGGCAGAGCCTTGACCGAGAAGGAAAAGGCCAAACTGGACGAGTTCGCGGAGAGTTTTCTGCTTCTGCTGGACGATACGGAGGAGTAAATCCGTCCTTTGGGGCCAAGCCGGTTCGCACTTGGGCCGAAAGGAACACAGTTGAACCGAGCAAGGGCAGTGTGGCCTACGAGGAGCAGCAGGCGGCGGTAAACTACGGCGTGCCTAGCTTTGTGGTGGCGGATGCAGCATGGGCCAAGAACAAAGGCAACACACCGGCGTTTTCCTCCGGCGGGCAAATCTTTTTCCGGGAGACATTGCCGGAACAGAACCGTGGAATGATTACGCCTCACGAAGTCACCCATGTGATGAAGCAGGTAGGCTACAAGCCCTATCTTGACTTTGTGGAGCGGACCCCAGAAATGCTGAATATGAGTGACCCGGTGACCCGCATATTATTGGATCATGTCGCGAAGCATCAGCGTACCACGATGGAGAACGCAGACCCGTTGCGACTGTATGATGAATTCAATGCAACTATCTATGGACATATTGCAACGGGGCAAACGGAAATGTTTACAGATGGAATTGGCATCCATGTGTTTCATGACTTTGCGGCGTATGCCAAAGAACTGAACGAACTGCATGAGCGGTTTAAGGCTGACAACCAGAAAAAGGCGAAAGAAAAAACCAGATATGCCCTGAAAGACTACAGCGATGCGGAACAGCGGGACCACCGGAAAAAGGCAATCGCCTATTTTGGCAAGACCTACAACTGGAATGAAACCGGCTACCTCACCCCGGCAGGGACAAAGCTGGACTTCTCCGGGCGGCACGAGGGCGGCCCCGGCGGATACCGGACAGTAGACCACCGGGACATCCGGGACGCCATCAGCGAGGATTACGGCGGGGATGATTATTCCGGCTCCATGGTGCAGTTCATGAGCGAGGGCAATATCCGCATTTCACCGGAAAGCGGCGGTATCAACCTTTCCGTGGAACCCACAAAATCCCAGATGGATGCACTGTCGGACTTTATCGGTAAAAACCGGGGCGAAGTCATTCTTGATCTGGACACCCCAGATGGGCAGACGGTTTCCAGCACGGAGTATCCCAGGGGGACCCATTCCAGCAAGGTGCTGAATGACATCAAAGCATATTTCAAAGATGGCACGAAGCCCCATGTTTCGGAATTGGCGCAGTTCCTATCGTTGAAAGGCACGGAAAACGCGCAGGAGATCGCGGCGCTGAAACGGGAAAACGAGAGCCTGAAAGAGCGGGTTGAGTATTGGAAGGGCCAGACCAGACGGTCTCAGGGCGTAACCACCGACCGGAAATCCGTTCAGAAGGCGGCGGACGCACTGGTAAAGAACTACGGCGCGGAGATCAGCGGCAGCGACATTGCCGGAGACCTGCAAAGCCTGTATGACTACATTGCCAGCGGCAAGGATGGCAGGGACGAGCTGACCTATGCAGAGGCGCGGAGACGGTCTGATGCCATTGCGGAGCGGATCGCAGAAAGCGCCGTGGAGGTGGATGACCGGGCATACAAGGAATACGCTGGTCTGCGAAAGTATCTGAAAGACACCAAGCTGACGCTGACGGAAGCGGATGCCGCCGAGATCACGGACTTCAACGAGTTCCGCAAGAGCTTGTTCGGCAAGCTGAAAATCAGCAAGGGCGAACACACCAATGTTGATCAGATTTATTCCGAACTGTCCAGCCAGTACCCGGAGTTTTTCAACGAAGCGCAGGAGACCAACATTTCCGACCAGGTGCAGCGAATCGCGGACGTGGCGAACCGGCTGTACAAGGTGACGGAGTACAACCCCTTTGAAGGCTACATGGGACAGGCCGTGGCGTCTATCTCCAATGACATTATGGACCGGTTCTTTGACCTGCCTCAGGCGAAAAAGACCTTTGCGGACCGGGCAGCGGAGCAGGTGCAGGATGCCAGATTTCAGGGCAGACAGGCGGCAAATGACGCTTTTCTGGCAGGACAGATGGCACAGGGAAAGCAGGACGCAAAGCGGCTGCGGAGCACCGCACAGGCACTGTCGAAGGAACGTACCCGGCGGGCGGAGCAGGTGCAGACCCTGAAAGAGCGCTACCGGGAAAAGGACGTGACCCGGCGGGACAGCCAGAAGCGGCGGGAGCTGCGGGCAAAGATCACTCGCCATGCCAGCGCATTGTCTCAAAAGCTGCTGCGGCCCACAGACACCCAGCATATTCCGGAGAAAATGCGCTCCGCCGTGGCAAAGGTGCTGGAAAGCATCAATCAGGAAAGCAGCCCCAATGCACGATCGTTTACACTGGATCCGGTGACGAAGGAGCGGATTTACAGGGAAAAGGGCACACCCACCAACCGGACGGCGGCGTTTCAGAATCTGAAAGAGCAGTACCAGCAAATCGCCAAAGAAGGCGATATGGTAGTAGACCCGTCTTTGCTGGGTGACGAGGACGTGCCCGGTGGATTCAGCGAGGTTATCAAGATGGGGGACACCCGCCTTGCAGACCTGACCACAGAGCAGCTGCAAACCATGTGGAACGTGCTGAAATCTGTGGAGCATTCCGTGACTACGGCAGGCAAGACGCTGGCGTCGGAGAAATTCGCGACCACCAAGCAGTTTGCCGATGCGCTCCGCATGGACGGCATGACCCGGCGGCGAAAGTTGGGGAACAACGTGGCAATCAGCCTGGAAACGCCCTATACGTTCTTTGCCCACTTCGGGCAGACCGGCAAGGACATTTACCGGATGCTGCGGAACGCTCAGGATCAACAGGAGATCATGGCGCGGGATGTGGCAGAAAAGGTGCAGAAGGTCTTGGGCGATACCGAGAAAAAAGGCCTGCGGAGCAACGCCGTAACTGCCATGAACGAGGAAACCCACCATTTCACCACGGCGGAGGGCCAGGAACTGACGCTGACCACAGCACAAGCTATGGATCTTTATCTGCTGAGTGAACGGAAACAGGCGGAGGATCATCTGCTGAAAGGCGGCATCGTGCAGCCGGAGATCAAGATCCCAGGCAAGGCCAAAATCCCCAGAGGAACGGACGTGATCCATCTTTCCGCAGAGGATATCCAGTCCATTGTGAAGGCTTTGACTCCGGAGCAGATCAGGATCGCGGATGGCTTGCAGAAGCTGACCACCGGCACGCTTGCCAACTACGGCAACGAGGCCAGCATGAAAGCCTACGGCTATAAGAAATTCACGGAGCAGGACTACTGGCCCATTAAATCTGCAAAGGAAGTACTGCACAGCTCCCCGGAAAAGGATAGCGGGAATGTGCGCTCCATTAAGAATATCGGCATGGCGCAGGCGGTAAACCCCAAAGCGTCTAACGCATTGGAAGTCCGGAGTGTGTTCAGCACATTTTCAGACCATGCCTCCGATATGATCGACTACGCGGCGTGGCTGTGCCCCATGGAGGACGCGAACCGGCTGTTTAACTACGAGTTTGAGGACGGTGAGGGAAACAAAACTGGTGCGACAGTCAAGGGCTTTTTGGATGAAAAAGGCGGGGAAGGCTCTCAAGATTACTGGCAAAAGCTGATGGGTGACATTCAGAACGGCATTAATGAAAAGAATTTTGAGCCATTCAGCAAAGTGATTGTAAAGAAAGCCTTTTCCAATTACAAAGCATCCAGAGTACTGTTCAATTTGAGAGTAGCCGGTCAGCAGCCGTTCGCATGGTTCCGGGCAAGAGATGTCTTAAATCATGTTGATATGGTAAAAGGCTTGACCAGCGGCGTAACGAAGGGCAGCGGATGGGAAAAGGCTGTGAAGTATTCCCCCATTGCCATGCGGAAGGACACGGGCAGTTTCGACGTTACCTCCCCGTACACCCTGAATGACCGCTTTTACGGGAAAGAGGGCTTTATCAACAAGGTGAATGAAGCGGGCGGCATACTTGCCGAGGCGGCGGACGCTTTCACATGGGGAAAACTGTGGAACGCCTGCGAGTGGCAGGTGAAGCGGGAGAGGCCCAATCTGCGGGCTGGCAGCGGCGAATTTTACAGCGCAGTCAATGAAGTGTTCACCAACATGATCGACCAGACGCAGGTGGTAGACGGCATTTTGCAGCGCTCCAATATCATGCGCTCCTCAGACAGACTTGACAAACTGGCAACTTCCTTCATGGGTGAACCCATTATGAGCCTGAATGTGTTTATGCGAAAATGGGATGCCCTGCGGTATGAGGAAGACCCTGTTAAGCGTAAAGCGGCCATGAAGGCGTTGAGCCGATCACTTGCGGTTCTGATTTCATCAGAGGTCGCGACAGCGGTCGTACAGAGCCTTTCAGACGCAAAGCGGGATGACGATGATGACAAGGACTACTGGGAAAAGTTCATAGAAGCAATGACCGGTATTACCGGGGATGAAGAAACCATGACAGAAATCCTGAAAAATGTTGTCTTCGAGGGGAACGTTGGGCAGAACCTAAATCCGATCAATAAACTCCCCTATTTGAAAGACATCAACTCCATGTGGCAGGGATATAAGGTTGTTCGGATGGATTTAGGCGTGTACCAGGACAATGTAAAAGCAAGCAAAGCGTTTATAGAATCTCTTAACGGGCAAGGTGTAAAAACTCGGCAAGATGCGCTAACTACGGCGCTTGGAGCCGCAGGGGAATTTTGGGGAATCGCCGGTTCCAACCTCAAACGGGAAATCTACTCCGCAATCGACACCATCTTTCAGGCGACCGGGAATGTGGCGCTGCAATATGAGTGGGACAAACTGACGTACAACATCTACAGCACGTCCAACAAAGACCGTTACATGGGACTGGCGTTCAAGGCGCTGGAACAGGGCGACTTGACCACTTATGAGCACATCCGCAAGGAACTGAAGGACTACATGGCAGTGGACAGCACCAGCGTGGACAGCGGGATGCGAAGCCGTCTTGAAAAGAAGCAGGAAAAGGACGGGGATTACCGTCTACCCCAGAACGCCGCAAGCCTAATTGGGGCAAAAGACAGCTACGATGACAGCGAGGGCGAGGACAAATTCACGGAAAACGATCTCAGCTCCGATGACTACATCGCATACAGCCGGAGAAAGTCCGAGCTTTACAGTTCCGTGGAATCCGGGCTGAAAGACAGCCAGACGTTCCAAAAGTTCACCGGGGAGCAGAAGGACAAGGCCCTGTCCAGCGCGGAGACCTACGCAAAAAAGACGGCGCTGCATGAGGTGGACAACACCTATGAAATTACCGACAAATGGATCTTGAAAGCGCAGGAGGCGCAGAAGAAGTATGGCATTGACCCGGCTGTCTATGTGGCGCTGAAAACGCAGGTTTCCGAGATTGAAAGCGTCAAGGATAGGAACGGGGAGACCATTCCCAACAGCAAGGGGCTGCTTATCATGCAGGCGGTTTACAACACGCCGGGGCTGCATGAGAACCAGCGGAACGCACTGTTTGAGTATCTGGGGGTAGGCAAAAGCATCCGGCATTACAACAAGGCGCTTGTGAACGAGAAAGTCCGAAAGAACGCCCAGCTGGCCGGGAAATAACGAAAGGAGATGTGAGGCGGCGGCAACGCCCACGGGATATCCCGTTCTGCAAGCTGAAACTGCGAGCATGAACAGTGAGCATAAGGCGTTGCGGGCCATGCTATCCGGCATGGCCCCCAAGCGGGCGGAGGCGTATATCCAATCCTTTGAACTGCCGACAGACGAGGAATACTGCCTTGTTCAGATCGACGTCCGGCGGCAGTCCTACACGCAGGTTTCCGGGCAGATGAACGTATCTCCGGAGTACATCAAAAAATGCAGACGGCGGGCCTACTCCAAGATTTTGGACGGCGTTAAGCATTCATAAGGAAGAACCCAAACAAATACCTTTAGCAGGCCGTTTGTTTGGGTTCTTTTTTTGTACCATAAAGGCAGAAAAAGGAGGTGCGCTATGAATTATTTTGCGAATCCCTATCAGGGGTACGGAAGCCCCTACGGATACCCATCTGCGGCCCCGCAGGGTGCCGCAGGAGCGCTCCAAGCGTTTGGCGGACAAGTTACCCGGGTCAACGGGCGGAACGGCGCTGACGCCTTCCGGATGGCCCCCAACAGTTCCATCCTACTGATGGACGAGAATGACCCCATTGTGTGGCTCAAGCAGACGGACGGGGCAGGCTACGCCACGGTGACACCCTACACAGTGACGCCGTATCAGGCAGCGGCCCCGGTGGATGTGGCCGGACTGGAAACCCGTGTGAAAAGATTGGAGGAGATGCTTAGTGGCAAACCCGATGATGCAGATGCTCCGGGGAAGCGGAAGCAGAATGCCGAATAATCCCATCGCCATGATGGCGGAGTTCCGGAAGTTCGCGGCTAACATGACGCCCCAGCGGGCACAGCAGCAGGTTGAAAAGCTGCTGGCAGACGGGACCATGTCTCAGGATCAGTTCCAGCAGCTCCAACAGCAGGCCAAGGACTTCCTGGCATTTCTTGGTAAATAGGCCGGTGCGCAACGGCTTGTTTTAAATTTCGAAAGGAGATCAGATATGGATAACTATACTTTGAGCGATCTCGCAGCCGTCACCCGTGACAATGACGGCGCAGGCACCAGCGGCGCATGGTGGATCATCATCCTGTTCCTGTTTGTCCTCATGAGCGGTGGCGGCGGCTTCGGCTTCGGCGCCCGGCAGGGCGAGCTGGGCCAGTACGCCACGGCGGCCAGCCAGCAGGACATCCTGTTCGGCCAGCACTTCGGCCGGATCGATGACCGCTTGACCAACATCGGTAATGGCATCTGCAATCTCGGCTACGAGATGCAGGGCAGCCTGGGTCAACTGGGCAAGGAGATGGCCCTGGCCCAGAACGGCACCAACATGGCCATCATGCAGAGCACCAACGGCATCCAGGCTCAGATGGCGGAGTGCTGCTGCACCACCCAGCGGGCGCTGGACGGCATCAACGCCAACATTGACGCCAAGTTTGCGGCCATGGAAAAGAGCCAGCTTGAGAGCCGGATCGCGCAGTTGGAGCAGGCCAACAGCCAGCTCTACATGCGTGAGCAGCTGTGCGGCGTAGTGCGGTATCCCACTGGCTACACCTACAACGCTGGCCCCTCTCCCTTCTGCGGCTGCAACAACGGCTGCGGCGGCAACATCTAAGCAGCTATTTCCGATCCGGAAATAGTTCAGGCCCTTCTGGCCGGGTTACGGGCGGGGCTGGTGCTCCGCCCATTTATTATTAGGAGGTTATTTATATGAGCTGCAAATCTTTAATCTACACTGCGATGCAGACCCCGACCGCCGTTGCGGTGAATGGCGTTATCCCCCTGGGAACCATCGCCCGGCGCTACGGATGCAACTGCAATCTGAACGGAAACGGGATCGCCATCAACGGGCAGGGCTACTACGATGTGGACGTGTCTGTTGAAGCCGTACCCGGCGCCGCCGGAACGGTGACGGTTCAGCTTTTGAAGGACGGAGTTGCTGTCCCCGGCGCGACTGCTGCCGCTACGGTGGCGGCGGCTGCTGACGTGGTGACGTTGGCATTCCCTGCGACCGTCCGGCTTGGCTGCTGCTCCACCGGCTCCGTGCTGACCCTGCTGCTGACCGGCGCGGCTTCCACTGTCAACAACGTTGCCACACGGGTTGAGAAGATTTGAGGTGGACTATGGGCATGAACAAAGACCAGATCGCAGAGTATCTGGAAAAGCTGGAATGTGGGATCACTGAATATATGCGGATGCCAGCCAGCGAACGGTCCGCCTGCGCGATTCGTGGGATGCTGGAATGCTGGTCTGCGCTTGCCGCCATGAAAGACTGCACCCGCACGTCTGACGGTTTTACAGAACAGGATGCGACGGCGTGGGCTGCAATGCTTCGAAACGAGGACGGCACCACCGGCCCCCATTGGGGCGTTGACCAAACGACCGCTGTTGCGGAAAGTATGGGGATGACCTGGGAAAAGGTTTCCCGGCCCTGCTGGTGGATCACCATGAACATGATGTATTCCGACTATTCCGGCGTGGCGGAGAAATACGGCGTGTCCATTGCAGAGTTCTATGCAGATATGGCAAGGGCATTTCTGATGGACAAGGACGGCCCGGGAGCAAAGGAAAAGCTGGGCGCGTATTATCACGGGATCGTAAACCCCAAGTAAATTACAGATGAATTACAGATGAAAAACTGCGAAATGCTGTAATTGCAATAGTTTTAAGAAAAAACACAGGGGTTCGACATAGCGCCATGCGGAAATTGAAAGCGTTTTAAAAACGTCCCCTGCCTGTATAGGCGGGGGACGCTTTATCATCTGTAAATTTCATCTGTAATTTCATCTGTAATTTGATTGTAAAAATGCGCTTTTTCATGTAAAAAAACGTCAAACCTTGCTGCTTTTAAAATGGCTGGACCCGTTGAAATATAAAGAAAACCCCGCAATCACAAGGATTGCGGGGTTGGTCCGAGTGGCGGGAGTCGAACCCGCTTAAAAAATCGCTACGGGCATTGAAAATACTCATTTCTTATTCCCCCGTCTGTAATTTCATCTGTAATTCTTGCTCAAAATAGCGGTCGAGATCGTCGGCAACCTGCTTTGATTTCTTACTCATGGTATGCTGATATACATTTTTCAGCATATTATTTGTGGCGTGGCCCATGCGCTCCATGGCGTATTTATCCGGGACATTCTGTTCCAGCATGACCGAAGCATTCACGTGGCGGAGATCGTGGAACCGGAAGGGGGCGATATTATTTCGGGCACAGGCGCGGCGGAGGTGGTTATACATGGCGTTGCGGGTATAGTGGACAATAAACTGGTCCGTTTTCGGGGCGGCATCCAGCAAGCCTTTGATATATGGCGGGATTTGCAGACGCCGATTGCCGCTGTATGTTTTCGGCTGCTTTAACTCAGGCCCGTTTTCACCTTCAACGAGTGCTTGCTTGATGATAAGCGTATTCCCATCAATGCAATCCCATGTCAGGCCGCGAATCTCCGATGTTCTCAGGCCAAGCCAGACGGCCAGCAGAAACGGCAGCTCAAATTGTTTCCCACGGCAATCCTCATGCAGTGTCCGGATCTGGTCCATGGTGGGGATTTGGATTTTTGGAGCTTCCTTCTGTGGCAGCGTAATGCGGAATATCCGATCTGGGAAATATTCTGCCATTGCTGCGGTGAACAACCCGTAGGCATTGCGGACGTATTTAGGCGATTTGGAGCGAGCCATTTTATTAACGGCCCGTTGTACACGCTCTTGCGAAATGCTATCCGCTGGATCATCCATGATTTCCTGGAAAACGGATTTGCGGAGCTTTTTATACCCATTGATCGTAGTAGGGGATAGAACGGTATCTTTGCTGGAAATGTATCTATCGATTACTTCTCCAACGGTGAACTTTGTTTTTATCTTGGCGGCTTTGGCACCAGACTTGATGGCGGCAGCTTCATTTTCAGCTTCTCGCTTGGTCGGAGCCGTGATGGAGAGACGCTTCCCGTCTATCATGATGTTGATATACCATGAGCCGGACGGCAGCTTTACTGCCTTTGGTATCTTCATATTATTCCCTCCAAAAACCGATATTCAAAGCGTGCATATCCACAAATACGCACCAGCACAACAGCAGGCCGATTGCTATGCCCATAATCAAAATCACGCAGTTCCGAATCCGCAGACCCTTTTCCAGGACGTGAATGGTATAGTTTTGCAGGCCGATGGTCTGCCGCTTATTTTCAAGGCGGTGTTCCAGCCCATCCTTTTCCGCCTGTAAGGTTTCTTCCGTGGCGGTACAGTGATCGCCAATACCAAAAAATGCGTCCAAAGACACCCCCAGCGCCGCACAGATACCAGCTGTGGTATAAAGAGCCGGGGATTTGGACGCATGGGCGAAGAAATTATTAACGGTGGAGAGGGGGATGTTTGAAGCATCGGCAATGTCCTGGGCCGTCATGCCCAGCGCGTTCTTTTTTTCTCTGCATAATTCCTGAATCGTCAAAAAAATACCCCCTCCTGCATAATCAGGCATGATATGGACAGGCAGAGTACCAATTTTGGTTTTGTAACAATTTGTCGGATGGTGTCGAATACCCAAATTTGAAAATTGCTCTACCTACCCTGTTTCTGTTACGGTTACATCACGGCAAGCCGATGCCCCCGGCTTGCTGCCCCCGGCTCCGCCGCTTGTTGCAGAGGCGGCGGGGCAGGGGGAGTGAAATCAATCCCAGCATCCGGAATGCTTTGGGTAACCAAGCCATTCACAATACTCTACATTGTGTGCATAGAAGCCATCTGACGCACAATCCTCAAAGGGAAACTGAGAGCAATTATAGCTATGGCAATATTTGGACCCATCATAAATAAAGCCGATGTATGTTTTCATCGCAAAGGCTTCTGGGGCAATTTCATCAATCATATTGTCCCTAACATTGATGTCATCCTGTGCATCTGCGAGTTGTTTTTGCAAAGTTGAACGGGATTCTTTAAGATTCTGAATCAATGTATCCTTATCAGCTAAGTCTTCTTCTATCTTAGCTAATTGAGTTTGCGTATTGACCTTCAAGTAAGCCTGCACGGCGTTTCCCGCAAGGCTGGCAATACAAATCGCGGCCAACACCACAAAGAGAACGTTATTTCGCTTGGACGGCTTCGGCTGGGATGGTGGCTCCGAGGGAACAGAATCATCAACAATCGGTTTTGGTGGGCCGGACAATTTGAAATCTGGGGCATAAGTCAGCACAACAGGCTTCGGCTCTTCAACGGGCGTTTCACTGATAACCTCGCCGGTGGCATCGTCCACAACAAACTGCTTCATTTGGGCTTCCTGCTGGATGTAGGTTTCGGAGGGAATGGCTTTTGCCCGCTGATCAAAATTCTTTTTATTGATCCGATAGAAAACAGTTCCCCATATAATGGCCGGGGTAAAACTTCCAACTTGTCTTAGCCCAAGCAAAGACATGATGATATTAAAGGTGAAAGAAACTATAATCGTGTAGATGATATGAAACCACTTTAGCTTTTTGGGAGATATTGGCCCCTTATGAAATTCTAAAAGGAGAATTGGTCCTAATCCGTAGGCGATGACAGTAACAAGAAAATCAGCTAAAAACGATGTAATAAATTTCCCTGCATCCATTTATATCCCCCCGCACAACTTTTAGCTTCTAATAAATTCTGGTTGCAATCTCAAAACAGAAGTACTATACTCAAAACATGAATCGAACGAATGTACGAACGAAAGGAGCGCGGAACATGGACGAGGAAAGGATCAGGCAGTTGCTCACGCTATACCGGCAGTTGACGCCGGAGGAGCAACTTACATATCTTGAACGGCTCCGCGCTTCGCTGCCTGCGCTAAATACGCAAGCTCTTCCTGCTGACGCTCCGGCGAAAGCTGGCGGAACAAATCAATAAGCAGTTTTTCGTTCACGCTCTCGGCCTGCGGGCCGGGGGCGTTTTCTTTTTCCCCGGTGAGAACCCGCTCCACCGACACGCCGAAGTAATCGGCTATTTTTTTTGCGGTTTCGGCGTTAATGCTTTTCGTTCGCCCTGCTTTCAGCCCAGTCATTAGGCTTTTGCTGGTTCCAATGTCTAAGCACATTTTACCGCCGCTGACCTTATGTTCATCACAAAGGGCCTTGATATTTTCATACAAAGTTGCCAATATTGCACCTCCATTTTTGGGCACAACGGAAAAAGTGCAAAATTTAGCATTTACCTCTTGCAAAGTGCGGAATTACGCACTATACTAAACGCATGAGGTACGAAAAATTGCACGTCATGTAACTTTTAACCTAATTACATTATAGTGCATTTTTTCGAACTGTCAAGGACTTTTGCGAAAGGAGGACGGGATGGACGAACGAATTGAGTGGGGACCTCGCAAGCGGTACGCATACGAAGCAGCCAAGCAGACAGGGCTTTGCGGAGACAACGCAAAGGACGCCGCACGGTTTCAGCTTTTCTGGCAGGTGTATCTGGATATGTCCAGTGACTTTGAAGCCGCGCAGCAGATTTACACACTGTCACTGCTTGATGATGAGCGTGAGAAGCGAGCTGATGACTGCGCTTACTATCGAAAGAACAATCGTTATAATGCGATCCTTCTTACGCTCTGCTTTCTCATTGGCGCGGCGGGCGGCATCATCGCGCGCCTGCTGTAAGGCTTCGGTTCCCTTTGGGGTGAGCTTATAGCAGCCAGAGGATGCGGACAGAAGCCCGGAGCCTGACAGGTACATCAGCAGATGGCGGGACAGCGTTAAATCGTAAGTTTTCTGCAGGGCGGACAGGATATCTGTTTCTGCGGAGCGTGGGTGCGCGGCGATGTATTCCAGTATGGTATGGGCGTGATCGGAAACTGTGGTCATAACAACCCTCCTTTTCCGACAGAATACCGCAAAAGTTCCAAAAAGTAAACGAGAAAGGAGACAGAAAGCGTGTTTTACGAGCACATGAAGGCAGTATGCAAGAAAAAGCACACCAGCCCGTCGGCGGTGTGTCTGGCGCTGGGGATGAGCAAGAGCAACGTGACCAACTGGAAGAACGGCGGATGGCCCCGGTTGGACGTGGTGATGGAAATGGCGAAGGTGCTGAACGTTCCTCCGGCACGGCTGATCCCGAAGGAGGACAAATGAGTGCAAAAAAATGCCCCGTCCGGTGGATCAGACCGGGCGGAGCGTAAGCAGAACAAAGGGAGTTGTTCTTGTGCTGAGTATAGCACAGGGGAAAGGAAAAAGCAATGCCGAAAGTAAAGTTGAATCGGGATATGCGGCAGGAGCGGATCGACTTCCGCCGGAACCTGATCGAAAGCAAGGCACATTTACGGGGATACCGGAACCAGCGGAGCATGGAACGGGCTATGGGCCTGCCGGACGCATGGGTCAGTAAGCGAATCTGCGGCATAACGCGCATGACGCTGGATGACCTGGACAAGCTGGACAAGCTTTTGAAATTTGACGCGCAGGAGTTGGCGCAGTTAGTGAGGTGCCGGTGATGGATCGGAGTTTGTTTTTTATAATTCTGGGCGTGGCGTATGCGGCCACGTGGCCCTTCAAGATCGTGGATTTCATTGAGAGGAGGGGACGGCATGAAGCGTGACAGACGGACGCGGGAGCAGCGGAAGACGGATGCCTCCGCATGGATGGGCTTCATGTGCTTTCTGGCGCTTTTATTGATTGCCCTGTCGTATATGGTGGTGAGTGCGAGATGAACGAAAGGAATCGAAAAGAGCGGATGCTGCTATCGCCCTGCCCAGTGTGCGGGACGGACAGCGGTGAGCGGGTGCAATCCACGGACGCACCGTTTAAGCATTACGTGCGCTGCGGGTTCTGCGGGGCCAAGACCGGCGGTTACACCAGCCAGAACAGCGCCACGAAGGCGTGGCAGAGAGGGGATGCGTGGAAATGAGATGCAAGGTATATCCGGTGTGCGCCCACTGTTCCACGGTGATGGACCCCGGCCTTTACGATGACGTGGCCCCTGGGTTCCTGGTGAACGGCGAGTGCTACTGCCCGGAGTGCTTCAAGGAGTGGATGAAGGATGCGGTGGACAGCGACCCGGAGACCGTGGCACAGGCCATGGGGGTGGCGATCATCGACATCCCGGAGGGCTGATATGACGCAGTGTGAGCGGATTTTGAAGTATCTGGATGAACACGGCAGCATCACACGGGCCGAGGCCATGAGTGAGTGCGGGATCGCCAATTTCACGGCGCGGGTCTCTGACTTGCGGAGGGGCGGCGTGGCGCTTGACGTGGAGACGGTCACACAGAAGAACCGCTACGGCGAGATTGTCCGGTTCGCCCGGTATCGGAGGGTTAGTGATGGGGAATAGCTGCCTATTTTACACACGGGCCACCGTGGATATCAATTTTCCGGAGGACCATGTGTGCTGCGCACTGTGCCCTTTGCTGGAAACCTATTCCCGGCTGCAATGCCGGAGGACGGGAGAGTACCTGTTAGACACGAAGGGGCGGGGGATGTACTGCCCGTTGAATTTGGAGGATGAACATGGAGAATCTGGGGATTTATGAGCGGGTTCGGCAGGTGCCGGAGGCCGCCAAGCGGGCCATTCAGGCGGGGCGGTTGAAGGGTAAGACCGATATCAACCCCATGTGGCGCATCAAGGCGCTGACGGAGCAGTTCGGCCCCTGCGGAATCGGCTGGAAGTATGTTATCACGGACAAGCGGTTGGAGCAGGGGGCCAACAACGAGGTTGCCGCATTTCTGGACATCGACCTGTTTGTCAAGGTAGACGGGGCGTGGTCGGAAGCTATCCCCGGCACCGGCGGCAGCGCCTTTGTAGCAAGCGAGCGGAACGGGCTGTATACCTCGGACGAATGCTTCAAGATGGCTCTTACGGACGCAATTTCTGTGGCCTGTAAGGCGCTGGGCTTTGGTGCGGATGTGTACTGGGATAAGGACAGCACCAAGTATGACCGAGGCGCAGAACCTCAGCAGCGGCCCCAGAAAGCGGCCATTCCGCCCCAGCAGAAGCCCGGATACAGACTTCCTCCGCAGGGCGATGCCACCGTTATCTGTGAACGCTGTGGCGGTCAGGTGATGGATTACTTTGACGGCAGGGCCACGGTGAAGGCGGCGCGTCTGGCGGCACGAGCGAAGCAGCTGTACGGCTATTCGCTGTGCGAGAAGTGCGTAGCTGATGCCAAGGAGGCCAACGATGCAGCAGGTTAATGCCACATCGTTCCGCTGGACGATGGATACCGCCGGTGACTGGCTGTGCATCCAGACCAACAAGGCGCGACAGGTGCTTGACACGCTGAAAGAGGGCAAGTCCTATGACGTGGAGATCAAGGAACACCGGGAGAAGCGGAGCCTCGACGCGAATGCGTACTTCTGGGTTCTGGTTGACCGGCTGGCTGAAAAGCTGCGGATTCCCAAAACGGAAATCTACCGACGGTATATCCGAGAGATCGGCGGCAATCATGAAATGGTCTGCGTGATCGATTCAGCCGTGGAAAAGCTGCGGAACGGGTGGGAACACAATGGGCTTGGCTGGCAGACGGATACCATGGCAAGCAGGATCCCCGGCTGCACCAACGTGATTTTGTATTACGGCTCCAGCACCTACAACACCCGGCAAATGTCACATTTGATTGATATGGCGGTGCAGGACTGCGTGGAGCAAGGCATTGAGACCCTGTCTCCGGGCAAGCTGGCAGGGATGATGGAGGAATGGGGATGCACAAAATGACAAAGGCCACGTCCATTCCGCGATCCGTGAAGGTTGTTGTATGGGCGCGGGACAATCACCAGTGCGTGATCTGCGGGTCTCCCGCAGGCGCGCCGGTGGCCCATGTGGTACGGCGTTCGCAGGGCGGCAGAGGGATCGAGCAGAACATTGCAACCCTCTGCCCCCGCTGCCACCGCCTGTTTGACGAGGGGCCATTACGAGACCGCGAGCGCATCTATGTGCGGCTGGTTGCGTATATGAAAGCATTTTACCCGGATTGGAACCGGGAGGACATGATTTACAGAAAGGGAGCTATTTCATGCTGAACAGAATTATTGTGATGGGCCGGATGACCCGTGACCCTGAATTGCGCCGCACCAACAGCGGCACGGCGGTTGCATCCTGCACCGTGGCGGTTGATCGGGATTTCAAGTCCCAATCCGGCGAGAAGGAAACGGATTTCATCGATGTGGTGGCATGGCGCAACACCGCTGAATTTGTAAGCAAGTATTTCTCTAAGGGCCGTATGGCCGTTGTGGAGGGCCGCTTGCAGCTGCGTGACTGGACCGACAAGGAGGGCAACAAGCGCCGCACCGCTGAGATTGTGGCCGACAGCGTGTACTTTGGCGATTCCAAGCGGGACGGCGGGGACACAGCGCAGAGCGAACCGCAGGGCGGTTTCAGCGAGGTTGAGGATAATGGGGACATCTCGTTCTAAGGCGGTGGGCGAATGCCGAACAGGATCATCAAGGATAGCATCAGGACGAGCAAAAGCATCAACGCAATGTCGGATTTCCAATTCCGATTGTGGGCGTACCTGATCACCTACGTTGATGATTATGGGCGCGGCAGCGCAGATCCGGAATTGCTCAAAGGCTTTGTATTTCCCCGCAGAAAAGGTGTGACTGAGGGAACGATCAGTAAGACGCTTGCAGAATTGGCGACCATAGGCTCTGTGATCCTCTATGAAGTTGACGGAGAACCGTACCTATGTTTTCCAAACTGGAGCGAGCACCAGACGGTGAGAAACAAAGTAAGCAAATTCCCGGCACCTGCTGACGGATTGATTACATCTGAAATCAATTGCAAGCAATTGCAAGCAGGTGAAAGCAAATGCGCCCGTAATCCAATCCAGAATCCAGAATCCAGAATCCAGAATCCAGAAGAAGTAGGCGGCGAGCCGCAAACGGCATCCCCGCCGGTGGTTTCCATCCCCCTCAATGACGGCACTGAATATCCGGTATCGCAGGAGCAATGCCAGGAATGGGCGGGCGTATACCCTGCTGTCGACGTGATCCAGCAGTTGCGGGAGATGCGGGAATGGTGCATAAATAACCCAGCAAAGCGCAAAACGCCGAAAGGTGTGCGTGGATTCATTACTCGCTGGCTTGCCAAAGAACAGGATCGCGGTGGCCGTAAGGGCGCGAAAGGCCCCGGCTTCAAATGCGAGGACGCTTGGGGGTATGTGTAATGGCTGCGAATATTAAACTGTCGGACTGCTACATTGCTCCGTATAGTCAACCCTGCTGGGATTGCGCCAACGCCTGCGGCGGCTGCTCATGGTCCGCAAAGTTCCAGCCGGTGCCGGGATGGAACGCGGAGCCGGTCATCATCCGGAACCACCTGGACCGAGGCCCGGAAAATTTCTCCGCCAAATCTTACAAAATCTATGCCTGCCCCCAGTTCCGGGCAGACCAAAGGAGGGCGCATGACAAGGCTTGTGATTGACATCCATGAGGACGGTGACCTGCTGGCAACCAAGGAAGCCGTTGCGATGCTGCTGGAGCCTCTGGGCCGCCCCCGGTTTATGCGGAACGGCCACGCCTACACCCCGCAGAAAACGCGGGACTACGAGGGCAAGGTAGTCCAGTGCTGGAAGTGCCAGAGCGGGAAAGGCTTTGCGGACGGCATCCCGCTCAGGGCCACCGTCACGGCGTTCTTCAAGTTCCAAAAAGCACGTCAAAGAAAAAGGCCGCTGCGATGGACGGAACGCCCCACATCAAGCGCCCTGACGCTGACAACGTGGCGAAGGCCATTCTGGATGCACTGAACGGCCACGCCTACAACGATGACAGCGCAATCGCACTGCTGACCGTGCGGAAGTATCAGACAACCGGTGCCTCCCGCGTGGAGGTCACCATTGAGGAGGCAGAATGATGGATGCTGTGGAGTGTATGAAGGCAGTTACTCGGATGTTGAAGTCGGGTACGATAGATTGCGCGATTCAAAAATATATATCTGCGCAAAAAAAGAACGATTATGAAGGGATGGTGGAAGCTGCTGAACAGTGGGCCGCCGAGCACCCCATCAAAACCCGCCAGAGCGAGTTCTTGAAGATGTTTCCCGATGCGCCAATATATCCAGACACAGGGCTTGTCCGGGTATCCCCCTGCCAAGTGGATAGAGCATTATGTGGGAATTGCCCCACAGGGATAGACTGCATTGAGTGCAGAAAGGCGTTCTGGGAGGCGGAGGTGGAGGAATGACCCGTGAAGAGATTTTAGCCGCTGCCAAGCAGTGCGTGTGCGGAGACAGGGACCAGGATTACGGTAGCCCGGAAAAGTCCTTCAACATGATCGCAGCCCTGTGGGAGCCGTACCTACGGCAGAAATGCGTCAACCCGGACGGCGACGTCTGCATCACCGGCGCTGACGTGAGGGCTATGATGTGCCTGTTTAAGCTGGCCCGCATCGCCACCGGCCACGGCAAAGCAGATAACTGGATTGATCTTGCCGGATATGCCGCCTGCGGCGGGGAATTGGAGGGCTGATATGCTCCATCTTGGTGACATAACGAAAATCAATGGGGCGGAAGCGCCCGTTGTGGACGTGGTGATCGGTGGCAGTCCATGCCAGGACCTTTCCATTGCTGGAAAGCGGGCAGGGCTTGCCGGGGCGCGTTCCGGCCTGTATATGGAGCAAATACGGATTATCAAGGAGATGAGAGAACGTGACATGGCAAGCGGGCGAACAGGTGAGTTTGTGCGACCTCGGTATATGGTCTGGGAAAATGTACCCGGAGCCTTCAGCTCCAACGGAGGAAAAGACTTCGCAGCCGTCCTTGAAGAAGCCATCCGCATCGCAGAACCGGAAGCCCCCGATATTGATGTGCCTGAAAAAGGTTGGAACACCTGGGGAGGGTATCACGATGAAGTGGGAGGACGATGGAGCGTGGCGTGGCGAGTGCTTGACGCGCAACACTGGGGAGTCCCCCAACGTCGCCGTAGAATCGCGCTTGTCGCAGATTTTGGAGGCGACACCGCATGGGAAATACTGTTTGAGCGCAAAAGCGTGTCAGGGTATCCTGCGGAGAGCGGAGCGGAGGGGGAAAGACCTTCCGCCGGTGTTGAAAGCGGTGCTGCTTACGCAGTTCGAATCAGGGGGGGCTGTGACGGAGGAGGCAAGGGAGCCTTAGTCCAGACGGAGAAAAGCGGGACGATTAAGGCAGGGAATGACCAGACGCTTTTCTGCATGGCAACTCAGCAAGGCGGGGCCGAGGTACGAAGCGATGACCGTGCGCCGACCTTGACCGCTTCCGCAGGCATGAGCGGGAACAACCAGCCGGTTGTATGCGCCGGGTTTAAGCTGGGGAACAGTGAACAGGCCCGGAGCATCGGATACGCAGAGGAACAGGCCCCTACGCTGAATGCGGAGTGCGGGGGGAATAAACCGGCGGTGATGTGCTTGAACGATCAGGGTGGGAATGTGATGGGCGTGAGCCATGATGTTTCCGGGACGTTGAGAGCACAGGAGCATGGGCACCAGCCCTCCATTCTGGATATGAGCCACGCCTGCGACGTGATCCGGGACTGCGGCGAGGTAGCACCCAGTCTGCAAGCCCGTATGGGAACCGGCGGCAACCAAATCCCGCTGACGTACCAAATGCAGGGATTTGGCGATTACCGCGAGGGGGACGTTGCAAGCAGCTGCAAGCAGAGAGATTTCAAGGGCAGCACTGATCTTGTATGTTCCGTAGACTGCCGAAACTTTACAGAGGGCGGGGAAATCAACGGAACCTTGCAGGCAAAGGAAAGCGGAGGCCAAAGCCTGAACCTGAACAATACGATCCGGCAGAATCAAGTGGTTCGCCGTTTGACCCCGTTGGAGTGCGAACGGCTTCAAGGATTCCCTGACCACTGGACCGACTTGGGCGAGTGGACGGACAGCAATGGCAAGCGTCACAAGGACGCGGACAGCCCCCGGTATAAGGCACTGGGTAATTCCATCGCCCTGCCGCCGTGGAAATGGCTGCTGAAACGGCTGTGCGGCAACTACGAGCGTGACGCCACAATGGCGAGTTTGTTCGATGGAATAGGAGGATTCCCTTTGATTTGGGAGCAGCTGAACGGACGCGGAACGTGCCTATGGGCCAGTGAGATTGAAGAGTTCCCCATCGCCGTGACCAAACGGCGGTTCGGCACGGTAGAGAAACCGGGAGACATGGGGCGGTTTTTGTTCCCATGCGGAAAGGATGAATTATGAGAGATACAGACCTCGTAAAAGCACTGCGGGAGCACGCGGAATGGCAGCGGGGAAACGAATGGGAGACGCCGATCACGCTGGGCGATGACTTGGTAGAAGCCGCTGCCCGGATCGCCAACCAGAACACCCATATCCTGGCCCTGCAAAAGGAGATTGAGGGGCTACGAAGCCAGAATGAGCAACTGCGGGAAGCGGCTGCGCTGGTGACTAAGGAGAGTGCGGAGCTGCTTGAACGGCGCTGGATCCCGGTGGAGGAGCGGCTGCCGGCGACTGAGTCATGGGGTGCGTCGAAGGTGGTGCTGGGCATAGTACAGAATGAATCAGGTTATCCGCCACCCAATCCGTGCTTTTGCGTGTATCTTGGCAATCAGCAATGGACGATTCGCGGACGGATGGCGACGATTACCCACTGGATGCCGCTGCCGGAACTGCCGGAGGAGGAAAAGTAAATGAAAAGACTGACAACTAATTGCCCGGATAACAACCTTGATGCTGCCCTGAATTTGTTTTACATCAAAGACTCCGAGACGTGGGTGCGGGGCGGAGGTGATGGCCCGGATTACCCAGACATCCGGCTCTACGATTTTATCCGCAAAGCCGCAAAGATTTTGCTGCCGGACTTGGAATTCCCAATGGATGATGACGGCGTAGACTATGCGATGGGTGAGCTTTTGCTGGACGGCCCTGATGAGCCGACAGGCCTGCTTGCCCTGCTCTATACAGCAGCATGGGCATACGCAGAACTGCGGGGCAGGCTCATGCAATATGAGGACACGGGGCTGACGCCGGAACGCTGTGCCGAATTTGCGCGAGCAGACGCGGAAGGACGGTACATCGTAATGCGTGATGCGGAGCAGGAGGGCGTTGCCCGCTTGCGCGAACTGGCCGAGGCCGACAAGGACGGTCGGCTGGTGGTGCTGCCTGTGCGGCCAGTCCTCACGCAGAGCATCGGAAGTATGCTGTATATCATCGAGGATGGAGAAATTGTTGAGGACTCGCTGTGCGAAGCGCTTGTCGGTATGGGAAGCAACGGAGAGATAAACATATTTTACACGACGCTGTTCGATCAAATATCTTTCGAGCAGGCCGATATTGGCAAGACCGTATTCCTCACCCGCGAGGCGGCGGAGAAAGCATTGGAGGCGATGAAGGATGATTGAATTAAATCCCTGCCCGTTCTGTGGTGGCACAAAACTCAAGGTCGACCGAAAGTCTCGTCTCGCGGGGCGGAATGGTCTTGATATGCGCGTAGAAATGCACACCTTTTCTGTCCGATGCAACACTTGCCACGCGCGTGGAGGCGCTGCTGGTGGTCGCGTTATGAATGACCCGTGGACACGCTGCGCTCAGCTTCCCGACTGGGCTACGACGGACAAAACTCTGGAAGCAAAAGCAATCGAAGCATGGAACAGGAGGGAGGAAAGAACATGACGAAGTGTTTTTGTGATCTTTGCGGAAAAGAAATACACAAGCTTCGGGACACTTATAGGGTCAGCGTGGAGAACAACGCTGACATTCCCTACGCAAGCGACCCGAACATAGTGGATGTGGGAGAAATATGCTCTGTCTGCGCAAAGCGTATCCACCAGACTGTGCAAGAGCTGAAACTGGAGGGCTGACAATGGCTGACTTAAAACCGTGCCCGTTTTGCGGGGGTAAAGCACGGCTGTTTGTAAATGGCGGTGTGAGAGTAATTTGCTCAGAATGCTATGTAGGCACAATGATTCTGACGGACAATATGGAGCACGAAAGCAACGCCGTAGAAACGGTAATCGAGAAATGGAACAGGAGGGCTGAGGCGGTGCATGGGCGGTGGGTAACGCACTATCGAAGCGGAACGACTGTTGCCGAGGGGTATGTATCAACGTGCTGCGATATGTGGAACAACCGTAAGAGCGATTACTGCCCACACTGCGGCACGAAGATGGACGGAGGTGATAACCATGACGCTTAGAGAAAAACTGATGCACTATACAAATGATCTTGGCGACGTTGATTTGAAACAAGAAGCTATTGCAACCATCGAACATATCACACAATACATGGACGAAGATGAACTATTGCATCATAGTCGGCCCCTTGCCATCGCCTATCTTGCTCTAACGGAAGATGCTGCCGTACAGGTGGTGCGGTGCAAGGACTGCAAGCATTTGTGCGTGTGGAATCGAAAAGATATATACGCATTTTGCCCCAAAACAAACATCGTGTTTTTGCCGTTTGAGCAGGACACAAGGACATTCTTTTGCGGCTTCGGCGAGAGAAAGGATGGCGGGAATGGCTAAGCAGTCCGGGTATTTACAGCGGCGGGACGCGGAGTTGGATGCGGCGTTCAACGCCGGGGCTGCCATGGCCTTGCAGTTTGCCACAGACACGCTCCAGATCACAATCCACCAGAAAAACGGGTGGGGGTTCGACCGGGTCATGCGCTTGACGCATGACTGGATCGATACCCAGCGCGAGTACAAACCGGCGCTGAACTGTAAGGACCCGGCTGCGGACGTGTGCCAGGAGCACATGGATCGCATTTTGGCGGAGATCATCCGGGATCGTATGACCTTGATTCCATTCCCGGAGCGATATCAAGAGCTTCGGAAAGTGACATATGGGAGGCAACATGACAAACGATGACAAAGCCCTGCTAAAGGCATATGCGGAAAACAACATGATCCTGGAGCAGGCTGCACGGCAGGTCTATATGCACCGCAATACGGCGGGCTACAGGTTTGAGCGCATCAAGAAAGAGACCGGGTTAGACCCGCATTGTTTTTATGACTTGGTGGCACTGCTGCGGAAGATTGGGGAGTGCGTATGACCGAGGTGATAACATGAGTACATTCCCGGAGCGGCTGCGGCAGTTGAGGGAGCGGAAGCGGATAAAGCGGTATGTATTGTCGGAACGGTGCGGCCTGCATTCGGACGCTGTGCGGCGCTATGAAATGGGCGAAGCAACGCCGTCTATGGATGCCCTTCAAAGCCTTGCGGATGAACTGGGGGTGTCTGTTGACTATCTCATGGGGCGGACGGATTATCCACTGATGGTAAATATTTCAGCGCCTCATGATAAAATTTGAAAATTCCCCTTTTAAGGGGAAAAACGCTGTTGAACAGTGCGACAATGGATGTGTGGGAGTGTATCTCACACATCCTTTTCTTTCCTTCATTTTCATTCTTTCTCTCTCCAACCCCGGCGGACGCCGGGAATATGCAGACGTAGCTCAGTCGGCAGAGCACCGCGCCGGGAGGTATGCGCAGGTTCAAGTCCTGCCGTCTGCACCAGATGTATGCTACCGCATTGCGGCACCGTGGAAGGGTAAGACCGCTACAAGGGGCTTGCCTGTGCGCTGTATGAAAGCGGCAGGGCGAAGAATTTATTATTTAGCTGGACCCGGCTTGTGTAAAAGAAACGGATGCGACCGACATACCGGCGCAGGGCTGAAAAGTTCCGTGGTTAGCGCGTACAGAACCATGCAGAGCGAACTCCGAGGCGTGTTCATCGAAAGGTATGCGGAAGTGGTGAGGTAACGGCTGCCCTTGGGCAAGGCCGTTGTGTAGGGTAGTATGCTTGCCCGGTTCTGTACGGCTAATTGTGTAAGCAACTCAAATGGAAAGAATAATGCCCAATGTGGGCGGCGTTGTAGCCCTTCGGGGCGGGTAAAGTCTGCTATGTAAGGCCAAGGGGTGGGGGCTGGTAGCAAAATAATGTTAAGAGGTTATGCGAAATGAAAAAGTATATTGGCACGAAAATCATTGAGGCGGTCCCCGCTATTCGCAAGGGCTGCAGAGTCTATGAGAAGGACCAACCCATCCCCAAGAGCATGACCCCTGATGGGGAGGGCTATAAGATTTACTACCCGGACGGGTACGAGTTCTTTAGCCCGAAGGCGAAGTTCGAGGCTGAATATCGTGAAATAGACTGCCTAAGTTTTGGCCTTGCCATTGAAGCAGCGAAAAAAGGGAAGAGGATTGCCCGTCGCGGTTGGAATGGCAAGAACCAGTATGTCGAGCTTGCGGAGCGAATCAGCTATGAGAATGCTACGCATGAGGTGATCAACGCCAATCACGAAGCTATCGGCAACAAAGCACTTGCTTTTGTCGGCACATCCGGTGTGCAGCTCGGCTGGCTGGCATCGCAGGCGGATATGCTTGCCGATGACTGGATGATCGTGGAGTAAATCATTACCGGTAGCAAAATGAAAGGGAGTGAGCGCATGGCTGGCGGAGCGCCAAGGAAATGGAAAAGCGTAAAGGCGATGCAAGAAGCCATTGACGCTTATTTCAAAGAGTGCGAAGGCGAACCGTTTATCGGAGATGACGGCTGCGCTGTGCGAGATAAGTACGGGGTGCCGATTATCATCAACGCAAAGCCACCGACGGTAACAGGGCTGGCGCTGTCGCTTGGGTTCACAGGAAGACAAGCATTGCTGGATTATCAGGCAAGGCCGGAGTTCGCGGACACGGTTACGCGCGCGAAGTCCCGCTGCGAGGAATACGCCGAATCCCGGCTGTACGACAAGGACGGTGCCAATGGCGCGAAATTCTCGCTTGGCTGCAATTTCGGCTGGCGGGCCACGGAAGAAAAGGCGGAGACGGCGGCAGGCGGCATTGTGTTGCTGCCTGCGGTGATGGATACGCCGAAACCTCCGGAGGATGAGACGTGACAGGCCAGACGGTGATCTGGCAGCCGCAGCCGAAACAGTCTGCGTTCATGAGCCGGTTTGAGGACGAGGCACTGTATGGAGGCGCTGCCGGAGGCGGCAAAAGCGACGCACTGGTGATGGAGGCCCTGCGGCAGGTGGACATTCCATATTACCGTGGGCTGATCGTACGGCGGACCTATCCACAGCTGGAGGATCTGATCGGTAAGACGCTGCGGATGTATCCAAGTATTTATCCGGGTGCAAAGTACAATGATAGCAAGCACGTCTGGAAATTCCCTTCGGGCGCCGTGGTGATCTTCGGCTCCCTGCCGCACGTCAAGGACAAGTACAACTACCAGGGCAAGCCGTATGACTTCATCGGCTTTGACGAGCTGACGCAG